AAAAATATTTTCTTCTTGTATTAGAAGTTCAATACACAGTAATCCATACCTAATGACAGAGTTAAGTTTTGGGCTGCGTTTTCATTATCCCAGTTATATTCACCGAATTCAGCAGATTTGATAAATGCTCCTTTAATTACCCATTCTGAAACAACGTCTCCTACAGGTCCTAAAACATTAATTACTACATCTTTCTTATAGAAATCAGAGTAACCATCTCTACCTGTAACTGATTCGTGGTGTAATCTTGTCCATTCCATTACTGCTTGAGCTCCAGAAGGTGTGATTGGATCAAATAACGTTAAGTTAATATCATTCCACTGTAATTTACCTTTAATCTTTCTATAAACATTGATGTGGTTTAATTTGATCTCATCTTGTGAGAATCCCATTCCACTAACACCCTTGATTATATATGAAGGCATCCCATCCACATACATAACAAATCTATTCTGTTGTTTTGGTTCAAATGCGGTGAAAAATATTTCGTTTGGATCTAATACTGCCATTTTATCTTTATTTTATTATTCGTTTGTTTATAAATATTTACTATTCAAATTTTTATGCCGGGAAAGTAGCTCCTGTTGGTAAAATGTTGAAATCTAAGTAAATGAATTCGGCAGTTTTAGTTGGTTGAACATAAATAGCTCCTACCATTTCATTTCTATCAATAACATCTGCTGTGTTATTTGATTCGTCCATTACTACTTTATAAGCAAATAAACCTTGTCTTTGTTGAACACTTTCTAAATATGGATTAACTTGAGCTAAGAAACTATTTCTATTAGCAACCGAGTTTTGTTCGAAAACAAATGTATCAGCAATTTGTGAAATATATCCTTTCAATTCAATCAATAATCTTCTAACATTTACTCTATCTAAAGCACTTGCTTTAGTTTGTAATGTTTTCTGACCAAATACTACAATACCTTTATTTGGGAAAGTTCCAATTGGATTTACTTTTCCAGCATATAAAGTATCTCTATTTGATTGTGTTAATTTTCTTTCTGTATCTTGAGCTGTAATAACTCCTCTTTTCATACCTGCAGGTGCAAACCATGCTTCACTAGCATTATCACTTGAAACATAAACACCTGGCATTACAGTTGAAGCTGGAATCCATTCGTCTCCACCATTTGCTCCTTTAACCTTTAACCAAGGCCAGTAACTAGCAGCATATGAAGTATTTAAACTACTTGCTCCATTTACTACTTCAGCAATTTGAGCTCCATATACTTTTAAATCAATAACAGCGATAGCATCTCCTCTATCTTCAACCATTCCAATTAATGAATTAAGGGTTGCACTATGTTTATCATATACTAAACCTGGAGTTGAAATAATATTAAAATTATATTCATCTTTATTTCCTAGTATATTAATAGCTGTATTATAATCACTTCCAGTTATACCTTGTGTTGTATCTGATATGTTGTCATTGTAAGTATCACTTCCATCTCCTAAAACATCACCAGCAGCTGCTCCCATAGCTCCACTTTGTGCCACTGGAATAAATTCTGCAAATTCTGTGCTGTTAATAGAACCATCACTTTTTAAGTAATGGTGTTTTTAACCCTACTGAACTTACTCTTACATATCTAGATATGTTTGAATATTGTCCTGTTTTTTGGATGTATGAAGTACCACCATCAGATAAAACTGATGTTGATTGATCACCAATTCTCTTAGCAACGTAATCGTTTGATTTTGGATCTAAACTTAAATTAATGTAAGATTCCAAAACTACTTTTTCTCTTGTTGAATCATTACCTCTTCTAATATCTAAAGTAAATGTTCCTGAGGCAGTATCTCTATTTGAAATTTCCCATCTTAAGTTATCAGCTGTACCATCTGCTAATACACCATTACCATTAGCTGTAGAATCACTATTCATAATAGTACCTTCACCTAAAGTTTCTAATGTAAATGCACTTGCACTTGCAATAGCACCTGCGGTACTTCCTGAAACATAAGAAGAAGTTGCTGAAGTAAATGATGATCCTGAAACTACTCTAGTTACTAGTAAAGTTTCACCACCATTATTAAAATAATTTCTTGCGGAAACTGAAGTTAAGAATTCTTTGGTGTCTGAACCACTATCGAAAGTAGTACCAAAAGCAGCCTCATATTCTGTATAACTTGTAACCAATGTTGGAATTTCAACCGGTCCCTTTGCAGTAGGACCAACAACTGCAGCTCCGGCTACAATAGGACCTGCTGTAATTAATGATTGATCTCTTTCCCTGGTTAATACTCCTGGAGATATTAATTTTTCTGCCATTTTATTTGATTTTTAAAGTATTTTTTTTATTGTATTTAATTATAAATATGTAGAAAAATCTGTAAAGTCTAGTCTTGTGAAACAAACTCGCCTGTCTCTAAAGAAATAGTTCCTTTTCCATATTTTTCCTCAATATTACCTATAATTTCGTTTTCTT